TGGTCCGTCTGTCGCCAGAGCTAAACAAGATCGTCCGCGTTGTTCCATCGCAGAAAATGCTCGTCGGTCTTTTGATGAATGTTGAATACAAAGCAATCTCGGCGGAAGCTGGCACGGCTCACGGTCTCAGCCCGGTCCTGGCTGTACTCGATGAGGTCGGGCAAGTCAGAGGCACACACGACCCATTTATTGAGGCGATTGAGACGGCGCAGGGCGCGCACGACAACCCGCTCTTGATTGCAATCTCTACCCAGGCGGCGACGGACGGCGATTTGTTTTCGATCTGGCTTGACGACGCGGCCAACGCAAACGACCCGCGAATTGTCTCGCATTTATACACCGCGCCAAAAGATTGCGAGATAATGGATCGCAAAGCTTGGCGCGCTGCAAACCCGGCGGTCGGAGAGTTTAGGTCGCTTAAAGATATAGAAGACTTCGCTTCTCAGGCGGAGCGCATAGCTGCAAAAGAAAATTCTTTTCGCTGGCTTTACCTAAATCAGCGCATTGAAGCGCAGTCGCCCTTTTTGTCCAAAGCAGAATGGGAAGCAAATTCTGCAATCCCAGAGATTGAGCCAGGCCAGTTTTGTTTTGCTGGTTTGGATTTGTCGGCGTCGCGCGATTTAACTGCCTTGGTCCTGGTCTTTCCCAGGGACAACGGCTTTGACGTCTTGCCACAGTTTTGGCTGCCGAGCGACGGGTTAAGAGATAAAGCGCAAGCTGAAAAGGTGCCTTGGGACTTATGGGCTGAGCAAGGGCATCTGAAAACAATACCTGGCCCAGTTATAATACCGGAGGTCATTGCGATGGCAGTGGCTGAGGCGGCGGAGACTTACGATCTCCAGCTCCTCGCCTATGACCGGTGGAGAATAAACGACTTTAAACGAGAGCTTGACATAATCGGCGCTCAAATACCAATGCAGCCGTTTGGTCAAGGCTGGCGAGATATGGCACCAGCTGTTGATAAGCTTGAGCAGCTTGTCGCTGAGCGCAAACTTAGACACGGCTCGCACCCGATTTTGAATATGAACGCAGCTGGAGCCGTTACGCAGAGCGACCCAGCTGGCAACAGAAAACTGCATAAATCAAAAAGTTACTCAAAGATTGACGGCTTGGTCGCCTTGGCGATGGCTCTTGGATCGATGAGTTCTGAGGAAATGGAACCGACCGTCAGCCCCTGGGACGATCCTGGGTTTAAGCTTGCGGTCTGAAAGGTAAACAATGGGCGTTTTTGACGTTTTCAAAAAGACAGAAGTTCGGTCTATCGAGAACCCGAATGTCCCCGTTTCGGCTGACAATTTTTTCTCGCTTATGGGCTGGACAAATAGCCAGAGCGCAAGTGGTCAAATTGTTAATATTGAAACTGCGATGGGTGTCCCGGCTATTTGGTCGGCGGTCAACTTTATTGCTGGCACATTGGCGAGCTTGCCTTTGGAGGTTTACCAGGGACGAGACAAAGTCACGGCTGGGATTGGCGGTTGGCTAGATAGAGCCGTAAACCCAGAGCTGAGCTCTTTTAACTGGCGCAAGTACACTTATGAGCAAACGCTAACGACTGGACGCTCTGCAACCTTGATTTTGCGCAATAACGCAGGCGAAGTGACCAACCTTGTTCCGATTGATCCGGCAGAAATGACGGTTCAAGAAACGACGGTCGACGGTTATCCGTCAAGAATTTATCGGACAAAGTCTGCAATTTATGCGGCGACCGACATAATTGATCTGACGTTTATGCAAAAAAACAATCAGATCGACATCAGGTCGCCGATTATGACGAACAAAGATGTCATTGGCTTAGCGCTGGCAGCGTCTCGCTACGGGTCAAAAGCGTTTCAGAGCGGCGGCATACCTCCGGCGGTTTTGAGTGGTCCATTTAATTCTGGCGCTGCTGCAAAGCGCGCGTCCGAGGACGTGGCTAACGCAACCGCGCAGCTTGCTCGAGAGGGTCGGCCAGTCATGGCGCTCCCAGCTGGTCACGAGCTAAAGTCGATCGGGTTTTCGCCGGAGCAAATGCAGCTTTTGGATTTGCAGCAGTTCTGCATCGAGCAAATTGCGCGGATTTACTCGTTGCCTCCTGTCTTTTTGCAAGACTTGTCGAAAGGCACTTATTCAAACGTTGAGCAGCAAGACTTGAACTTTGTTAAGCATACGCTGCGCCGTTGGATTGAGCAGTCAGAGCAAGAAATGAATTTAAAGCTGTTCGGTCGCTTGAGCGATTTGAGCGTTAGATTTAACGTCGACAGCTTGCTGCGAGGCGATCTTAAGACGCGCATGGAAGCTCACGCGACAGCAATCCAGAACGGGATCAAAACGCCAAACGAGGCGCGCGAAACTGAGGGCATGGAAAGCAAGCTGGCTGGTGATGACTTAATGATCCAAGGCGCGACAGTGCCTATTTCGTCGCAAGGCGCAGGCGATGCCCCGACCGAATGACGCAATGAAAGACCAGGCTCGCCAGGGCTTGGAATTGAGAGAGGAATATGGGCGCGGAGGGACCGAGGTCGGCGTTGCGCGAGCGCGTGACATTGTAAACGATCGCAATTTGTCGATCGACACGGTCAAACGCATGCGCAGTTATTTCGCCAGGCACGGCGCAAATTTCTCAAAAGACTACGGGGAAAAAGAGGCAGACGGAGGGCCAAACGCTTTCACGATTGCTTGGAAGCTTTGGGGCGGATCTGCAGGTCGAGCCTGGGCAGAGCGAATTTTAAATCAAGAGGACGAGAGAATGTCTGAACAGCTACAGGAAACCGAGCTTTCGGTCGCGAGCGCGGACGAGGAAGACCGTCACATTAAGCGCATTGAGGAAACTGACGATGAGGTAATTGTCGTTTTTGGCAAGTCTGACGAATACGCTCAGCCGGAGGCTGACGCGATCGACGATGAGCTGGACGCGGCTGGCTATAAGAAGGACAAAGACAAGCGTGAGGCTCGCCCTGCGCAGTCCTGGGAGGTCAGAGAGGCGCAAGACGGCACAATCACCGTTGAGGGTTATGCCGCAATCTTTAATGAGGAAACAGTGATTGGCGGTCGCTGGCGAGAGCAAATCGCGCCAGGCGCTTTTAGCGATGCAATCGGTCGCGACGATGTTGTTTTCTTAATTAATCATGAGGGCTTGCCGTTAGCGCGGACGCGCAGCGGAACCCTTAACCTTTCAGAGGACGATCGCGGATTAAAAGTGCGAGCTTCCCTGGATATGTCAGACCCTGACGTTCGGAGCATTGTCCCGAAAATGAAACGCGGGGATCTTGACAAAATGTCGTTTGCTTTCGTGCCAACCCGTCAATCCTGGGACGATGAGGAGAAAATGCCTCGTCGTACTATTGAGCAGGCGGAGCTTTACGATGTCAGCATCGTGACGACCCCGGCATACGCGGGAACCGAGATTGGTTTGCGCAGCTTGGAGCAGCACAGGAAATCACAAAACAAAAGCCAGGCGGCTCGTCGTCTAAGGATGAAATATCGCTTGCAGAAATGAGAGCGGGGCTCCCGTTCTTAATGCCCAAATCCTCGCGGCCTGGGCAACCGCTAACCATAGGAGAGATCAAATGTCTGATCTTAAAACTTTGCGGGAGCAAATGGCACAGATCGCCACCGAGGCCCGCGCAAAACTTTCAGAAGTCACTGATACCACCCCAGAAGAACGCGCTGCCGAAGTAGAGCGCGAGTTTGATGCCGCAATGGCTCAGCATGACAAGCTTGCCGAGCGTGTTGCTCGTGAGGAGCGCGTCGCAACAGCTTTTGCTAAGCTAGAAGAAACCGACACGTCAAAGATCCCAGCGGTCGAAGGTCGTACTTCTAAAGCAGTGGACGCTGGTCTTGAGCTTACGCATCGCCAGGCTTTTGCAGAATATGTTTCTGCAGGCGGCGAGGCATATATGGACGCAGAAACTCGCTCTGTTTTGCAAGAATATCGCGCTCAAACAGTTGGCACTGGTTCAGCTGGTGGCTTTACAGCTCCGACTGAAGTTGCGAACTTTATTGTCGAAAGCATGGCGGCAAGCGGTCCGATGTACACGTCAAACGTCTTTTCAGTTCTTGACACGACAAACGGCAACACGGTCAACATCCCGACGTTAAATAACACTGCGCGTACTGGCGCAGCGCATACTGAGGGCGGGGCAGTGACGGACGACGGCGGCTCTGATGCTGTTTTCGGGCAAAAGTCTGTCGGGGCGTTCTCGTTCAACTCTGAGTGGGTCCGTTGGTCTGCTGAATTAAATGCTGACAGCCTTTTCAACATGGAAAGCCTGCTCGGTCGTTTAATTGGTGAGGGCTTGGGTCGTTTAGTAAACGAAAAGCTGACAACTGGCTCAGGTTCGAGCGACGTTGAGGGAATTATGACAAACTCAACGGCTGGTTTGACTGCAGCAGCAACGGCGGCAATCACCTCAGACGAGATCATTGATCTTGTGCATTCGGTTGATCAACAGCGTCGCGCCTCAGCGTCTACGGCGTTTATGATGAATGACAGCACACTTGCAGCGGTTAGGAAGCTTAAAGATGGAAACGGAAACTATCTCTGGGCTCTCGGAAATTACCAGGCTGGAACGCCTGACACGTTGCTCGGGTATCCTGTTTTTGTAAACCAGGCGATGGACAGCTTGGCAGCAGCCAAAAAGGTCATGGCCTTTGGTGATATGTCTGCATATTACGTCCGCAAAGCTGGCGGTCCATCTATTACAGTCGCCAGAGAGCGGTTTGCACCTGATTACGGCATCCTCGGCTTTGTGCGTGTGGATGGCGTTTTGGCAGATACTGCAGCCGTAAAGCACCTGATCACAGCGGCATCATAAGCTTAAACGGTGGGGGCGGTTTCGCCCTCACCTTTTTTATGGAGATGGTTCAATGAAACTAAGACTTTTGCAATCGATGGCTGGGATCGCGTTTTCTCACAACGCCGGAGATATTATAGAAGTGAATGACCCGGCAGCAGCTCAGCGTTACATCGAGCGCGGCGTCGCCGAGCCTGTCGAGGAGGTTTCAAAAAAAGAAACTGCAACGAAAAAAACACCAGCAAAGCGAAAAGCGGTTAAGGAATAAACATGCCGACGCTCCCTTTACTCCAGCGGATCGAGCGCGTGTCAGCTCCGGCAGCCGAGCCAATTACGGCAGCCGAGGCCAAAGCTCAGATGCGCGTCGAGCACACTGACGACGACACGTTGATCGACCGCCTAGTTGACACTGCGATCGACTTTGTCGACGTCACTGGGAGCTTAGGAAAAGCAATGATTACCCAGACATGGGGCGAATGGTTTGCGCCAAACCCTGGCTCGATCGTTTTGTCACTTGGCCCAGTGCAGTCGGTTTCAGCTATAAAATATTATGACACTGACAACGCTTTGCAGACGGCAACGCTGTCAAATTTTCACGTTTTAGGACCAAAGGATCAAACCGTCCTAAAGCCAAAATCTGGCTATTCTTGGCCGACGACGTTTCTGCGCGATGATGCCATAAAAATTGAGTATGTCGTGGGTTACGGCGACGCAGCTTCTGACGTTCCTCAAACAGTTCGTCACGCGCTGATGATGTTGGTCGCTCATTTATACGAAAACAGAGAGCTTTCGATTGAAAGGTCAATGTCTCAAGTTCCCTTTGGTTTTGAAGCGTTGATCGAGCGCGAAAGGTCGTCCTGGTATGGCTAGGGCTGGATTGTTTCGCGATCGCGTGACGTTCGAGCGCATGGCCTCGACGACTGACGATTTCGGAAACGTCTCTGGCGCTTGGTCTGTCTTGGCAAGTCGCTCAGCTGACTTGCGCGAGCGCACGGGTAAAGAGGAAATCCAAGGCGGAGCTTTGGCTGACGTTGCGGTCGCGACAATGCGCGTCCGAAAAGATGCAACGACGGAAGCTGTCACAGCAGCGGATCGTGTTGTTGCTCGAGGCATAACTTGGGCAATCCGCTCGATTATACAAGTTGACGCAAAGGCATCGCTTTTAGAAATGGTTTTGGAAAAAGGCGTCGCGACGTGAAGTTTTTTGGCTATGTCGGCAAGGCTAAAAAATTGAGCCAAAGTTTAAAGCAGCTCCCAGACAAGCAGTTTGCGCGCATTGAGAAAGCTGTTGTTAAAAGCTGTCAGGAGGGCGCTGCGCTTGCTCGGACTTTAGCGCCAAAGGGACGAGGCAAGCCAGATCCAGAGCTTGGTCGCCTAGTTGACGGCATACACTACAAAATTGAACGCCGGGATCATTTGATTATCGGATCGGTTGAGGCAGCAGCTCCAACAAGAGACGCACAAATAAAAGCTCGCGCGGTTGAGTTTGGGCGCACAAGCGGCCGCGTTGGAACTGGGACGCGCTTAAAAGGTACTCCGTCACAAACTGGCACAACTCGACCGCATCCTTTTTTGACTAGGGCGCAAGAGTTGATGGCAGAAAAGCACAAGCGTCGCATTCGCTCAGCAATCGCGCGCTCAGCAAAAGAGGCACTGAATGGCTGAGGGTTTTGCTTTAGAAATACAAAAAGGCATCAGAGCGGCTTTAGTCGCAAACAGCGATGTCACAGCGCTCGTCTCGACGCGCATATATGACGAGCCTCCGCATGATGTAACGTTTCCTTATGTCCGTTTCGGGACAATCGTTCCGCGCGCGTTTGATACAGACGGCTCTATCGGTGCAAGCGTCAATTTAAATATTGAAGCTTATTCTCGTGAAACTGGCCGGGTCGAAGCGGCGCGCATTGCCGAGGCGATTAGAGCAGCGCTTCACCGTCAAGAAAGCTCGGTAAGCGTCACGAACCACAATTTAATCGAGTTAATCTGCGAAACTTACATTGTCGACCAGGACAATGAGGGGCGCGGATATGATGCGAATATCGTCTTTTCGGCGATAATTGAGACCGCTTAGGCGGTCCCCCTGCCCTCCCTGCGGCCTGGGCAACCGCGAGAGCGTCGCTAGACGCACATTTCTGAAAGAGGTCTACAATGGCTAAACAGCTTGGACGCTCGTTCCTTCTTAAAGTGGGGGACGGTGAAGCGTCAGAAACATTTACTACAGTCGCAGGGATAAATTCCAAGTCGATTACAATTAACAACTCCGCGATCGATGTTACGACACCAGACGCCACAACACCCGGCGGTCATCTTTGGGCTCAGTCTTTAGGCGGTTTAAAAGCCGTTTCGGTTTCAGGAGATGGGATTTTTCTCGATGATGCAGCCGAAGCACGTCTAAACACTGTCGCGCTTGCCGCCGATGCAGTTGCAAACTTCCAAATCTTGGTGCCGCATTTTGGCACATATGCCGGTGAGTTTCGCGTCACTTCTATTGAGCTCGGAGGCGAAACTGAGGGCGGCGTTACTTTTAGCACCAGCTTAGAAAGCAACGGAACAATCGCCTTTACGCCAGAATAAAGATGGCAATAACGGCAGAAGCGCCTAGAGGCGGCGTCGTCGACCAGATCGGGGACGCCACCTATACTATGATCCTGCGCAACAGAGAAATTGAACGTTTTGAAGATAAGCATCGCGGGATCTTTGAGGTTTGGGACGGATTTTTTGACAGAGGTCAAAAGCCAAACTCCACAGAGGTCAAAGACTTGGTCGCGCTTGCCTTAGTTGGCGGCGGACTGTCAGATATAAAAGCTGACAAAATTGTTTCGGATGCTGGACCGCAAGCTCTCATGAAATTTTACGCGCTGGCTCAGAGCGTTATTGGCGTTGCATTTATGCCGGAAGTTTTCGACGAGCCAAGCGTAAAAAAAAAGACGTCCTCGGACCAAAGCCCAAACGTCTTAATGTCCGACGAATGATTAAAAGCGCGGTCGTCGCGAGCTATAAGCCTCACGAGGTCCGCGATATGATCCCCAGAGACACTTTCTTAGTCTTTGAGGGGTGGAACGAGGCGCACAGCCCAAAAGCTCCTGGCGCGGACGCTCCGACGATCCAGGAAGCTCGAGCACTTGTTGAGAGGTACGGTTAAAAATGGCAATTACGGCTCAAGAGCTCAACATAATTTTAAGCGCTAAAGATAAACAATTTGCGCAGGCAATGGACAGAGCAAACCGCAAGGTCGCGGGTTTTGCGAAAAAATCACAAACAAATTTAAACAAAACCAGTCGTTCTTTTAAAACGCTTGGAGATGCGGCGAAGCGCGTTGCGCCTTTACTGGCGACGGCGCTTGGCGTTCGCGCGGCTCAAAATGCTGCAAACATGGCAGTCCAGGTCGGTCGCCTTGCCTCTATATCAGGCACAACCGTCACCGAGTTCCAAAGATTTGCAGCGGCGGCGAGAACCGTTGGCATTGAGCAAGAAAAAGCGTCGGACATTTTAAAAGATATGAATGACCGGGTCGGCGACTTCCTATCGACTGGCGGCGGTCCTATGAAGGACTTTTTTGAGCAGGTCGCGCCACTGGTCGGTGTTACGGCAGACCAGTTTAGAAATTTATCCGGCCCTCAATCCTTGCAGCTGTTCGTCGACACCTTAGACAAAGCCGGAGCAAGTCAGCAAGACTTCACATTTTACCTCGAGGCTATGGCTAGTGATGCCACGGCTTTGCTCCCAATTCTTAGAAACGGCGGAGAGGAGCTGACAAAGATTGGCGACGCTGCCGAAAAAAGCGGTCGCTTATTTAAAGACGAAGCGATCGACGGCGCGACGCAGTTCCAAATCAAAATGCAAGAACTAAGCGACAAAATTAATAGTGAATTTGTAAACTCTTTAGTCGCGCTCGAAGACGAAATAGCGCTGCTCGGCCAGTTTGTCACTGACTACGGCGTACCAGCATTTGAAAGCCTGGTAAGCGCTGCAGGTTCAACGGTCTCAGCGATCAATATGGTCGTGACAAAGTTTCGCGAGCTTAAGGGATTGGACGGCGAAAGCGACTTATTCGGCAGCAGAGACACAGAAGGCTTAGAAGCCGATCTAAAGGATATGATCACGCGCAGAAGTGCTGTTCAAAACCAAATTAAAAATCTTTTAGATGGCCGAGACCCTTCTGAGCTTGGTTTTTTCGAGAGCAATAGGCTGTCAAATTCGCTTGGAATGGGAATGCTGGACACAGTAAACCGCCTAAACCAAGAGATCGAAATGACGAAGCTGGTCTTGCAGGCGATGAAAGGCGAGGTCGCTGGGACTGGCGCAGATCCGTTCAATGCAAGTGGGAATGCGTTACAGCTCGACATTCCGCGAGCTCCAGGCGCAGACCGGCACCCTCCGGCGGTTCCGCCAACAGGGCTTTCTAACAACCCCGATCCGACTGGCTCAAATGCGGGTGCAGCCTTAGACGCGCGCAAAGAAGCTTATGCCAGTCTTTTGGCCCAGCTAATGCCAGCGACGATCGCGGAAACGCAATATGCCGAGCAAGTGCAAATCATAAATGCAGCTCTTGAGGACGGTTTAACTACTCGGGAAATGGCGAACACGTTGATCCAACAGTCTGGCATAAACGCAAGTCGTGCAGCTGACGAGCTTTCAGGGATGGCCGACGTTACTGACGCGCTTGAGCAAGGTTTGACAAGCACGTTTATGGCTGCGCTAGACGGCACTAAAAACATGGAGGACGCATTCAAAGATATGGCTCGCCAGGTTATTGCGCAGCTTTATCGTGTTCTAGTAGTGCAACAAATGGTCAATGCGGCGATGGGGATGTTTGGGTTTTCCCCTGCTTCCGGTGGCGGATTTACGCGAACCGGGGCTGGCGGTCGTCAAATGCAAGCGGGTCAAACCTACATGACCGGGGAAAGCGGCAGAGAGCTTTTTGTCCCGAGCACACCCGGTCGACTGCTAAGCCCGGCGCAGACTAAGGATGCTATTAATGGAGGCGGGGATAGCATTAACATCGTGCAAAACATAAACGTCACAACGGGCGTCCAGCAAACCGTCCGCAATGAAATCAAGACGCTGATGCCTCAAATTGCCAGCACTGCAAAATCAGCCGTTCTTGATGCCAAGCGTCGCGGCGGCGCATACGGAGCTATTTAATGGCGATAAATTATCCTTTGACGATCCCAAATCACACTGGCGTCGCATCTTATGAGCTGCGCGCAGTAAACGCAGTTTCTCGTTCAATGTCGCCTTTTACGTTTTCCTCTACTGTTTACGAATACGCAGGAAAGCGTTGGGAGCTAGACGTCAGCTTGCCGCCTATGAAGCGAGCAGATGCTGAGATTTGGGTTGCCTGGTTAATTTCTTTAAAGGGCCAGAGAGGGACGTTTTATGCAGGAGATTTCCAAGCAGTGACGCCTTTGGGCTCAGGTCGTGACGCCGACACTGTTTTGATCGACGGAGCTGTTAGCTCAGGAACCGCAATCGCGATAGATAGCGCTCCAGTAAATCAAAATAATTACTTGAAAGCTGGCGATTACATGCAAACGGGAACTGGAACGGCAAGGCAGCTTTTCAAAGTTTTGGAAAATGTAAGCACAGACGGGACTGGCTCGGCAAGTGTTGAGGTCTGGCCGAATATTCGCACGTCAATCGCCAACAATGCAGCCGTCACTTTGCAAAACACAAAGGGCATTTTTCGCCTTGCCAGCAACGAAACGACATTTTCAGTTGGAAGCTTGGCTCAGTATGGATTGAGCTTTGGCGCAATGGAGGCGATTTAATGTCTAGGACAATCAATTCAAATTTGTTGACAGCCCTTACAAGCGCTGAGGTTGAGCCATATTTTGCGGTCGAGTTTGTACTTGATGGGTCTCCTATTCGACTTTGGACCGGGTATGGGGACAAAACAATCAGCTCGCAAACTTACACCGGCAGCGGGCACCTTTTGTCTATTTCTGGCCTTGAGGAGGTTGGAGATATTTCCGCAAAAACTGTTTCTATTTCGTTGAGTGGGATGCCAAGCGAAATTGTTTCGATGGCTTTGGGCGAGGACTATCAGCGTAGGGTTTGCAGGATTTATTTTGGCACCAGGGACACAACAACTCCAATCGAGATATTTACCGGATATCTCAATAAAATGACAATCGACGATAGCGGCGATAGCTCGACAATAACTGTCGCGGTTGACAGTAAGTTAATTACTTTAGAGCGCGCGTCTAATTTCAGATATACTGACGCAAGTCACCAGGCGCGAGAAAATGGTGACACTTTTTTTAGTTATGTAGCAGGGCTGCAAGATGTTCGCGTAAGCTTTGGGCAAGATATTGAGCCGACAGTTTTAGAAGGCGCACTTTTGAGCGCTTCAAGAATGGGCACAATGAAATTTTAATGCGGGACGCGCTTAATGATTTCATAGCTCTATCAAAAGATCGGGCTTTTGTTTGGGGTAAAAATGACTGCCTAACTTTCACGAATGACGCCTGGCGCGCGATGTATGGGCTTGGATGGGCAGAGGATTGGCTTGGTCGTTACATGCTAAACGGCAGGCCAATGCGCAGGAAAGAACTTAAAACTGAGTTTGGTTTTTCAAGCTTTTATGACGCGGTCGACGCTCGTTTGACAATGGTAGATCACGTCCCTCCCCTCGGCGCGCTGGTTACAACCAAACATTGCAGGCGCTGGGTCACAGGCGTCGCAATGGGAATTTGCACAGGTACTCGTGCAGCATTTTTAGACAAAGACGGAATTATTTTTCTGTCAATAAATGATATCGATAGGGCTTGGACAAAATGAAGAACAATACCCCTTTTAACGTTTTGCGCCAAAATCAATGGGACTTTGCCCCTCGAGATCCGATTACTGTCGGGACGGCGATTTTAAGTAGCGTCGGCGTTTCAACAGTCACGATCGCAACGATCGGCGGGGTCGCCATAACAAATGCGGCTATTGTTGGCTACCTAGCAACGACGGCAATCATGTCTTTTGCGGTAAGTGCTCTCGCGCCGGACCTGCCTTTGCCAGCCCCTGGATCTGCTGGGACAATGGTCAACGCAATTGATCCGGCACATCCAGTCGAGTTCGTTTATGGAAAGGTCAGGAAAGGCGGCGTCGTTACTTTTTATGAAAGTACAACAAACGGCATCCAGTCAGACGGAATTTTGTATCAGATTATAGTTCTGGCGGCTCATGAGGTTGAGGAAGTCGAAACTATTTATTTGAATGACGACGCTGTCACAATAAACTCGACTGGATTTGTCACCTCCGACGGCTGGTCCAGTAAGGTCCGCATTTTTATCGCTGACGGCACACAAACAGCATCCTCAGACAGTTTTGCTAACGTTTCTGCGACTATAGCTAACAGCATACACTCAGAGACGTCAGTCCCTTCTACGTTTGTCGGAAAAGGTTTAACTTATCTTTATATCCGATACTTTTTTGACGAAGACGTTTTCTCTAATGGCTTGCCAAAAGTCACGGCTGTTATCAAAGGCAAAAAAGTTTTTGATCCTAGAAACTCCGCGACAACATACAGCGCAAACGCGGCTTTAGTCATCCGCGATTTTATTACGGCATCTTACGGCTTAGACGATGACAAAATCGACGACACATCTTTCCAAGCTGCCGCAAATGAATGCGACGAAACGGTCACGACCTCAGCCGCTTCTGAGAGCAGGTATGAAATCAACGGCATCATTAGGGCAAACCAAGCACCTGGCAAAGTTTTGTCTGGAATGTCTTTATCTTGCGCCGGGACTTTATTTTATGGAGGGGGAAACTGGAAGCTTAAAGCGGGTGCATTTTCAAACGCAGTCAAAAGCCTTGATCTGGACGACTTAAGGTCGGCGATCTCAATTGACGCAAAAATAAACATGCGGGACAACTTTAACACTGTTCGCGGTACTTTTAACGACGCAGCTCAAAACTGGATCACAACAGATTATTCAGAGGTGACAAGTTCGACGTTTGTTACAGAAGACAATAACGAGACGGTCGCGACAAACTTAGACTTTCCTTTCACGACGTCGCACTCAATGGCGCAGCGCATTGCGAAAATGACGCTTTACAGATCACGCGAGCAAATCACTTTTACAGCCGATTTTGGAATGAATGCCATTGATCTGGAGGTCGGCGACAATATCCAATTTACGGCTGCAAGATACGGCTGGACAAACAAAATTTTTGAGGTCGTCGGCTGGTCTCTTAACCCTGGCGAAATTGGTGATTTGCGCATTTCTTTGACTTTGCGCGAAACAAGTTCTGCAGCCTTTTCTTGGAATTTAGCCGACGAGGGAGCGTTGTCGGCTAATAACTCGACGCTACCAAATGTAAAAACGGTCGACGCAATATCTGGCTTAAAAGCTTATAATAATGGCCGTGTTGACGAAGACGGCAAGTTTATTGCTCGAGCGGTAATTGATTTTGATGACAGCGCGCAAGCGTTTCACTCGTTTTATGAGCTAAGGCACCGGGACAACTATTTATCAAATGTCACTCTTGCGCAGCATATCGATTTCGCTGGCGGACCTATTGTCAGCACAAACCAGACCGTTTTTGCAGATAAGTCTGGCAACCTACGCACTGCCTTTAACGATCAGACATATCAAGGCTACACGGTCAATACAGGAGGACCGACAGGCGTCTTTTTGCAAAAATCTACTCCAGAGAGTGCGTCTGGTTTAGCTTTACTGACCCACAGCCAAATTCAAGCACTAGATACGACAAACGGTTTCGGCCACACGTTTTGGTTTAGGCATGACGACTTTGCTGCGACTGACAGCCTAGCAAGAGTTTACACTAGGGACGCCTCTGACTACGGCGCGTTGTATTGGGAGACTGCAGGATATTGGAACAACACTTGGACGACTGGTAACATTACCCTGACAGAGGGAGAGTGGTATTTCTTTTATTTAGCTCGTGCTGGATCAGTAAACACTCTTAAGATTTACGCAGAAGACGGTACGTTAGTCAAAAACAACACTTCTACGCGTTCTTTCAGCACAACAAAAGGCATTGCTATTTTTGGCAACTCTGAAAGCGCACTTGAAACTGTCGAAAGCGATGGAGAATATAACAACCTTGACACTGAGCAAGAAGTTCACGGGTCGATTGCAGACATACGCTTGCACAACGGGGGCATTTTATCAGACGCACAAGTTTTAAAGCTTTTGTCTGGCGTTGAGGGTTACAAGTACACCACACAGAGGCTCGTCGACAGCCAGGGGGAAATTCTAGGCAACAAGGCCGGAGATGAGTTATCTTATGGCGTCCGATCTGTTACAACGCTTGGTCGTCGGAGCTCTTGGGTAAGCGGCACGATTACGCTGGCAGGAGACGAGTTCCCACCAGCTAAGCCAACTTCGATAACGGCAACGGCTGGGATTGCGCAAATCGCTTTATCTTGGACAAATCCAAGCGACGATGATTTGTCACAAGTTCGCATCTTTAGGGCTGGGACAAACTCGTTTGGCTCGGCAACGCAAATCGCAATTATTGACGGCGACACCTATATCGACAGCCCGCTCAGCCTAAACACTGCTTATTATTATTGGCTCAAGTCAGAAGATTTTTCCGGCAATCTGTCAGACGAAACGGCATCAGTGAATGCGACGCCTCTTTACGTCTCTGAGACAGACCTTGATCCGACATATATAAACAGCGTCGACACGGCAGCGGCTAGTGCAACAGCAGCGCAAGCGGCTCAAGCGGCGGCTGAAACTGCAGAAACTAATGCAGAGACTGCTGAGACAAATGCTGCAGCTGCTAGGACGGCGGCAGAGGCAGCACTTGCAAGCGTTGTTCACCAGAACTTAGTCAGCAACAGTAAGACGGCGACAAACGCTTTGCTTGCGGGCATGGCGGACGCTTATTTTTCACTTGATACAGCTCAATCAAAGTTCAATAGCCGATCTTGGAAATATGACACGTTTACAGGAGGTGGGGCCGGTGTAATTTGGCAAAGCGCACAGGAAAGCAATTTCCCTTTGACGATACAAGTCGGGGGAAAATATACTTGGGGTCTTTACGCATACCAAAACACAGGAAGCACCAAAGACATACAGTTTGCATTTCAGCAAGGTGGCGGCTGGGCAAAAACTGTTCACTCACTACCAAGCGGAGTTTGGACTTGGCTGACAGATAGCGGAACAGCGCCTTCAAGCGTCGGGTCAAACCTTGTTCTTGATATACGCGACACAAATTTAACCGCTCTTGCAGGAAATCTCTGGATCGACGGAATAACTGTTGTCGAGGGCGATGTTGATTTAAATACTGCGATAGCGACAAACGCAACTGTCGAATATGCAGAAAGCTCAGGAGACAGTGCAACAGCCGCGCAAGCGTCGGCCTCCACTGCCACAACTCAAGCTGGCAATGCTGCAACCTCTGCAGGGCAAGCGGCTACATCAGCAACAAATGCAGCTGGATCTGCCTCCAGCGCCGCAACTTCAGAAACGACGGCAGCAAATGCAAGAAAGCGCGTTTTGCTTGCTGACGGAGCTGTCAGAAACGCTGGATTTGAAATTGGTTCAAGCGGCTTAGTTGGAGTTCCGGCTGGTTGGATTGGGGACGCTTATTCGTCAAGCGCTTACACGCTCAGGCTAGGCTATCGGAGCGACGTTGCGTCTAATAGTTCATTTGCCTCAGAACTGTCTTTTGGCACTATGGCGACAAATGCAGGCCACTGGTGGAGTTTAGAAAAATACTTTTCAGCAGAGCCTAGCCAAACCTTTGCAGTTTCCGCAAAAGTAAAGTGCTTGACGCTTAATTACGGCAGCTCGTCAAACTTTACAAACAACAATTACATTGACGAAGACGACTGGATAATGGTCGCTCGCTGGTATGATGATGACGGAGCTTTGCTGTCTTCGTCTGCAACTGTTGCATTTTCGGTTAGGTATAGAAACGTCAACTCTGGAAACAACCCGATCAATGACACTTGGCTCGACTGGTCTTCCGAAAACATAACAGCTCCAGCAAATACAGCTTTCGTCAAGCTTGAGCTTGCGGCAGTTGATGCCACTGGCGCGGTCGTTGCTGACCGTACAGCATACAAAACAGCAGCCGACTTTAGAGGTGGAAACTCGGCTTGTCTTATAGACGACATTGTATTCTCAAGCACCAACGGCGACATTTTAGAGATTGACATTGGTTCAGTCGACGCAGCCGTCAGCGCAGCAGCAGCGGCGACCTCGGCAACAAGCGCAGCGGCTTCACAGTCAGCAGCAGGGTCGTCTGCATCAGCGGCAAACACTAGCAAAGTCGCAGCTGAGACTGCAGAAACAAATGCCGAAACTGCTTTAGGAAACATCGTACACCAGAACCTAGTCGCCAATAGCAAGACGGCAGACAATGCGCTCTTGGCGGGTATGAATAACAGTTATTACGACGTCAGCACTACCTACTCAAAGTTTAACGGTCGCTCGTGGAAATATGCAGTTTATAATGCAAACCCAGTTTTTTGGTCGTCTAATACTCAAGGCGTACCAATAGAAGTACAAGTCGGAAACAAGTACACTTGGGGCGCTTGGCTTTATCAAACCACAGGATCGACTATAACGGTTAAAGTTGCCTTCCAGCAAGGTGGAGGCTGGGCAGACCCTGGTCACAGCATACCAAACGCGACCTGGACGTGGGTGACTGCGAGCGGGACATATCCATCCACAGCCACTCTCAGCCTAGATTTAGACATAAGAACCGTAAATATGACCGCACTGGTCAATAAACTTTGGATCGATGGCGTCACTGTTGTCGAGGGAGAAGTTGATCTCACTGAGGCAATAGCTACTGATGGCCCGATAGATAATGCCACTGCAGCGGCAGGAAGTGCAGCCAGTGCATCGTCATCAGCTACAGCTGCGGCGACTTCGGCAAGTAATGCGTCTGGCTCGTCCTCATCTGCCTCTACCAGCGCAACAAACGCAGCGACCTCGGCGTCTAATGCTAGTGGCAGCGCAACGTCAGCGTCCACCTCAGCAACTGCAGCAGCAACATCAGCGACAAACGCCGACACCTCGGCAGTCATTGCTACTAGAACTCGGACAAACCAATTAAAGCAAAACCACGCGGCGGGGATGTTAGCCCCTCAAATTTGCATGAGAGCAGCACAATATCGTTTTGCCGTTTGGGAAGATGAGACCGCTATTTATAAAAACGGCACGTTGCTGACGACAATGGACAGAGGTGTTAGGAGTGACTTTAACCTTGCTGAAGGTGATAGGTTAACTTCTACAAAGCCGTTTTACGCAAAAAGAAATCAAAACCCTTACAACACACCATTGGCATCTGAGGCGATGGCTGACACTCGGTTTATGACCATTGCAAACCGTTATCCTCCTACCTCTATCAAAATTTACCCTTTGGCAGATGGGAATTGTCACTACACTTGGCAAACCGGCCATGTCGGAACAACTCCAGTCACAGGAGGGACTGACCTTTCTCTGACACAGGGGGCCATGGCGACTTTAAACTTATCTCATACCACCGGACCTACCTATTACTTTAATATTTCTTCAGATGTTCCTATTTTGGTTTACAAGGAAGGCACCGAAAGCAGTGACGGTGACGGAATGCTTTTGTTTCCACCCAGTCACACAATATTTGAAAGAGAAGCAGATGACGCGCTCGGAGTATTTGTTGACGGTGGATCTGCTACAGTTGTTGTCACAGGCACTAAGAGAGAAACATCAGACGGCGTCAGGAGGATTGCTGCATCTGGTATCGCTGACGGCGCTGGTGGGGATCAAGAAGGTCATATCGGTATTGAAGCACTTGGCGACGAATATGTTATACCTTGCTCCGAGCTTAACAACCTTTGGATGATGTCGGATAATGATGTCACTGTAACAATAAAAAACAATGCTGGGGCTGTTGAAAGCACTGTTATTTTATCAGCAAACTCGGAATATGAGACAGGCAGCAGCGCGGGCAGCGGGTCGGCTTTGTTCGGTACTGACGGGCCTTACTACGTCAGCGGCACTAAGCCTTTTGCGTTACTTGCACAAACAGATCAGCAAGATGACGAGGAAATGTATTACGGCTTTCGTCGTGACTTAAAACCTCGTTTTGGCTTAGAAGCTGTAACAGAAATTTTGCAGTCGTCGGTCACAGACATCGAGGGCAACCAAACTGCTGCGATAACGCTTAGAGCTAAGGCTGGGACTGGTGGCGCGCAGTTGGAGCTTGTGGCGGCTGACAACGTTTCAGGAGGCTCAGTTTCAACTGCTAGGATAGACGCGGACAACATTATCCTAGACGGGACGGTATCTGCTGACGCTTTAGAAGCTAATGCAGTGACTGCGGAAAAGATCCAAGTCTCGCAATCGACAACCTCTATTTATAGCACGGTTCCAACAAGCAATTCTTCGGGGTCTATTTCTTCTGGAGCGTCAGGGATGTACTTCAACGGCTACCATAATCGGATCGAAATTTGGGACAGTGGTGTCTTAAGGGTACTACTTGGCGACACTGATTACATCCCTAGCAACAACCCGTAGGATCGTAAATGTTAGTCAAGCCTGCAAACTGGGACAGTAAGTTCAACAATTGGGTCAAAGACGTTTTGTCTGGCGAGCTTATTTACGAAGACTGTCTCGACGCTGCAATAAGTATGATTGATTTGACCTTTGACTTAGGTGGAAACTTTCCAAGCTCTTTTGACAACTTAATAAGAATAAACAATGGGCGTAAATCAGACGCGGACGAAGGTGACAAGGAAATCAGGGGACAGTATGTCACCAGCGAAGCTAAGATATACGAAACTCTCAACTCTATCTGCTCAGAGCAATCGCCTAGAAACATGCTTTGCCCTGCAGCTGGTTGGATTGGATTGGCCTTAGAGGACCAAGGCACGGTCTACATAGGTATAGACAACGCAAAATACTTTTGCATCCGTCCTGATGCAGTGCATGTACTATCTGCAAACCCTACTAAAAACTTTCTAGGTTGGTGGAAATACTAATGTCGTTTGATATACTGGCAAAGCTCAACGGCACTCAGAGCAACCTCAAAAACATACACAACGTCAGAGCTGTCGTTACTAAAGAGATTAACTTTGAGGATTGGCTTGCGCCTTCTGAGTTTGTCGCTTCTGGCGCTTTAACTTATACAATTCAAAACGGTCAATCATCCACAGCAGCGCCAAGAAACAATCAAGCAGAATGGAAGTTTACACGAGGCTCAAGCAGTAGTGCTACATCTGCTGCAGCGACTGGAACATATGTCGAGGTTTTTAATTCC